ACGAGATGCATTACTTAAATTCTTTAGTAAAGGTAATATAAAGAACCTAAAATTAATCTTCGATTTACAGAATTTTGTTGTAAATAGTAAATTAATTCTTATAAATAAACTTAATAGTCTTAATAAAATTAATACCTTTGTCAAGACTAAATCCGGATTTAAGGTAACCAACCAAGAAGGTTTTGTTGCTATAGATAGAATGGAAGGTGGCGCTGTTAAGTTAGTTGATAGGTTAGAATTCTCCTACAACAACTTCAGTAAAGATATAATTAAAGGTTGGGATAGTCCTAACTAAATGGGAACCAGGGATAAATGAAAGTCAAAAACTTTAGCGACTATATAGTCGAAGCATCAAAAGAAATAACCGTAGTATTTGGTAGATTTAATCCGCCGACTACAGGCCACGAAAAACTTTTTGAAACTCTTAAAAAGGTATCACGTGGAGGTGCATATAGAATATACGCATCACAATCCCAAGACCCTAAAAAGAATCCTCTTAAATTTAAAGACAAGATTAAGTTCCTAAGAAAAATGTTTCCTAGACATGCCAGAAGTATCATGGCAGACGGCGACGTGCGTACTATAATTGAAATCGCAACTAAGTTATATGACCAAGGTTTTACTAAGATGTCAATGGTTGCAGGTTCAGATAGAGTAAAAGAATTTGAAATCTTACTAAACAAATATAATGGTGTTCAGGCAAGACATGGCTTCTATCAATTTGAAGGAACTATTAAAGTACTCTCTGCAGGGCAAAGAGACCCAGATGCAGAAGGTGTAACAGGAATGTCAGCCTCTAAAATGAGAGCAGCGGCGGCAGAAGGGGATTTACAAACATTTTCTAGTGGTCTTCCAAGTGGTTATACTGGTTCAGCTGAGTTATTTAATGCAGTGAGAAAAGGGATGGGCCTTAAAGAAGAGAAAAGCTTTAGGTCTCATATAGAACTACCGACTGTATCAGAAACAAGAGAACAGTTTATTTTAGGTGACTTGTTTAATGTTGGTGATACAGTTAGACTAAAAGAAAATCAAGAGAAGGGTAAGATTATCACTAAAGGTGCGAATTATCTTACAGTAGCTTTCCCTAAGGGTAATAAGAAAGTCTGGTTGGAACAAGTAGAACAAGCTGAGGGTACTAACTATTACTCTGGTCTTGCAAAGTCAACATCAGCCAAAAGAAAAGCCCACTTTAAGAAGGGTGCTGAAAAGGATGATAATAATCCAGCCGCATATAAACCAGCTCCTGGAGATGCAAGAGCAAAAACAAAGCCATCAAAACATACTAAGAAATATAAAGATATGTACGGAGAAATGGCCAAACATTTAAGTTTTGAAGATTATGTAGTTAATGAAGGTAAGGCTGATGATGCTCTTAAAAAGAAAGCAGATAAGTCAGGTATGCCATTAGCCATATTAAGAAAAGTATTTGATAGAGGATTTGCGGCTTGGAGAACAGGCCATAGGCCAGGAACTAATCCAACACAATGGGGGTTAGCAAGAGTCAATTCTTTTGTAACCAAATCATCAGGAACATGGGGTAAGGCAGATAAAGACTTAGCCGCTAAAGTAAAATAAGAGGAAACTAACAAATGAAATTTAAACAATTAAGAGAGAAGTATAGAAGTAAATATCCAGCTTCTCTGGTAGCGGCGGCAGTTAAAATTGCAATCGATATGGGTGGTAACATGACCGGAGCCTATAAAAAGATTGAGGCGATGAAAAGAGGTCTTGCGGATGACCCTATTGTTGCAGATGCATTAAAACAGGCTAATGAATCAGTTAATGAAGATTATAATCAAGACCTAACTCTAGCCACTAAGAATGTAGCAAGACTTGCCAAGAAAGAAACAGGTCAAGACCAGAAAGACTATCAGGCAGTATCTCGTGCACTTGCTCAAGGCAACCTCGGTGCAGTTAAGAAAGTAATTAAAGGCATTTCAACAAAAGAAATCCAATCTGACATATTAAACATACTCGTAGGTTATAATGACTTAATTGCTAAAATGTATCCTAAAGCAATGTCAGGTGGTAAATTTAAAAGCGGCATGACTGTTGATAAGATGATTAAAGAAGAAGTTATATCAGAAGCAAAGATGAAAGACCTCTTCAGAAAACATAAAAGAGAACTTACAAAAGCATACAAAACTGGTGATTTATCATTCATGTCTTCTGCTGGTAAGAAAGCGGAAGATGACCTAACTCAATGGGCATTGAACAACAATGAAATTAAAAGTGATGACCCCGATGAGTTTTTTGATTGGTTATCTCGTGACTTAGAAGATATAGTCAAAGGCAGAATTAAAGAACAAAGTTTATCATCATCAGAAAAGAAACTTGTAAACCAAATGTATGATAAAAAGGGTAACCTTACACCACTTGGTAAGAAAGTTTTTAATCATAATAAAAAGCCTGGTGATAAAGGGTATGTTGAAAATGTTGAAGAAGGTAAAGTAAAAGAACTTCAAGGTTATATTGATTCTGGTAAGTCAGCTCAATGGATATCTAAGAAGATGAAAATTGATATCAAGCACATTAAGTCATTCATGGAAGAAGCTCCTGGACCAGAAGAGAAAGCACAACTTGCATTAAAACAAGCCAAAGAAGTAGAAACTCTTAAAAAGAAACACGAAAGGGAAAAGGAAAATATGAAAGAAGATACTCATTATCTAACAAGAGCAAAGGGAAAAGAAATAGTAAGTAACTTCCTAGAAAATTATAGAGTTCTTGCAAAACACGGAATGGGCGCAGAAACTAAGAAGTCAATTAAAGTTGGTACAGAAGTAGATTACTATCGTGCTGATGGTGCCAAGTATATGGGTAAAGTTACTAAGATGACACCAACAACTTACATTGTTAAAGATACTAAGAATGGCAAGAACTATCAGTTTACATACCATGATAGAATTAAAGCAAAGGGACTATTAAAGAAATGAGCGACTTTAAGGATTTCATGGAAGGAAATGGTCTCTGGGCCAATATCCATAATAAAAGAAAAGAAGGCCGACCAATGAGGAAGGCAGGTTCAAAAGGTGCACCTACTAAACAAGACTTCAAAAGAGCTCGAAGTGAAGACTTAGAAGAAGCACCATTGGTCATGCATGACTTGGATATGATTAAAACTTTATTTAATAAAATAGAAAATGACATGCTGAAGAATAATAGAAGTAAGAAATCCGAAAAGAATTGGCCAGTACTTCAACAACTAGCTAAGATTGCTGGGTATGGTATTACTAAGAGTGGCCAGGATAAAAATAAATCATTTAGGTACGATTTAAAGAAATGATAAGGTTTAAAGAACATTTTAAAATTGATGAAGGTGTAAATGACCCATCTATATTTAAGGCAGTATTCCTTGCCGGTGGGCCTGGTTCAGGTAAATCATTTATAGTTGGTAAGACTTCTTTATTATCTTTAGGGTTTAAACTTATAAACTCTGATACAAACTATGAAAATGCACTTACTAAAGCAGGACTTACTATGGAGCCAGATGATATATATTCTGCCCAGGGCCAGGCTCTTAGAGATAAGGCAAAGAAACTTACAGGCAAACAATTAGAGATTGCTTTAAAAGGTAGGTTAGGTGTTGTAATAGATGGTACTGGTAAAGACTATGCCAAAATTAAAGCAAGTGTGGACCAGTTAAGAGATATAGGTTATGCAGTACACATGATATTTGTTAATACAGATTTAGAGACTGCACAACAAAGAAATAAGAATAGACCAAGACAGTTAAAAGAGCCAGAAGTTGAGAAGATGTGGAAATCAGTACAGAAAAACATTGGTAAATTCCAAGGGCTTTTTCGTAACCGAATGACAGTAATAGATAACTCAACAGATGCAGATATTAACACATCTACTTTAGAAGCTTATAAGGATATACAACAGTGGGCTAAGAAAACACCAGAGAATAAAATAGCTCAAAAGTGGATAAAGAGTCAGGGGGGTCGAAAATGACAAAATTGGAAAGAGATGGAATAGTACAATCATTTAATTCTAAGTGGAAATATAGATACGATAGAGAACAATATGGCTTTGCAGATGCATGGAAAGTTATTTATTCAGAAGATGCAGAAGGTAAATTAGTAGGGGATTGCGAAGATTATTCTTTATCAATTCTTTATAGACTATGTGGAAAGAGTCACCTTAAGATGTGGTGGATGTTAATAACACATCAGGCTGGTATCTGTCTAGTTGGACCTAGTAAGTGGAAAGTATCACATGCAGTACTAAGATATAAAGGTGAATATGTAGATAACTGGACTAAGAAGTTCGGACCTAAATCAGAAATAGAAAAGAACCATACCTTTCATATATTATGGGGTCATGGATTTGCATATTACACAGCTGTTAAAATGTTACTAAGTAAAGTAATAAGACTAATAAAAGGCTTGGGTGTATAATGCATAGTTTCTTAGAACACATAGAAGAGAGATTCGGACTTTATGAAGGTCAACAGGTGCCGTTAGAGCAACCAATGATTGAGCTATCAGAAGCAGATTACCAGGGTAGAGATGTAGAACTTAACTCACCTAAAAGGTCTAGTGGTAAAAAGAAATACGTTGTTTACGTTAAAAATCCTAAAACAGGAAACGTAAAGAAGATAGAATTTGGTGATGCCAAGGGCGGCCTCACTAGTAAGATTAACGATAAGGGGGCAGCTGCTTCCTTTGCAGCCCGCCATAATTGTGATACTAAGACAGATAAGATGTCGTCTGGGTATTGGGCTTGTCGATTACCGCGTTATGCAAAAGACTTAGGACTATCAGGTGGTGGAAATTACTTTTGGTAAACCGTACTGGGAAGATGGAGAGGTTAGAACATTCGACCCCTCTATAGATGATGCTGAGTATGTTTGGCATCGTGATATGGAAGATAGAGAAATAGAGATACTAGAAGGAGAAGGTTGGCAGATTCAGTTACAGAAATGTCTACCTTGGCTCCTTAAAAAAGGAATGGTATTTGATATTAAGAAAGAAGAATACCATAGGTTAATTAAAGGGGCCACTCCCCTAAAATGCAGGGTTTATAAACATGGCGACAGCAGCTGAACAAAGAGCAGAACAAGCCGCACGACTGGATAGAATCGAAACCAAGATTGATCAGATGTCGGACGCAATTATAGCCCTCGCTCGGGCAGAAGAAAAAATCATTACGTTGACCGAATTCGGTAAACAACAAGGTGAGCAGATTCTATCTCTTATAAATAGAGTAGATAAACTAGATACATTGGTAAGAGACAATGCATCAACCGTAACGATAATTAATAAATTATTCTGGATAATCATAGCGGCAGCAGCCACAGGGATTACAGGAATGCTTTTCATAACTTAGGAGAATAATATGAAAATTAATGACCAAGCAACCCTAGATATTGCTGCGACTGTGATGGACGTAGTAGAGGGTAGAATAAAAAAAGAAGAGGCTAAATATCCTCACGATATGTTTCATCCCGAAACTGGTGAGAAGAAAGTAGCTAAAACTGAGAAAGACCATAAAGAACTATCAGATAAGGGTTATACTCACGATAAACCAAAGAATGAATCGCCTGAAGAGCCTAGAGCAAAAGGTGAGAAAGATTTTAAAGCTTTGCATAAAGTTAAAACGTCTGGTGAAAAAGATATGGATGGCACAGTAGTTAAAGAAGCCATTATTAATAAAAATTCTGTTAAGAGTAAAAGTTCATGGGAAAAAGCTTTAGCAGAACTAGAAAAAATGGAAAAACAATTTAAGGGTACTAATAAAGAAAAGGATTACACTGAACTTTTAAATAGTCTTTTTGCCGCAGTAGATGATTGGAATCCAAAGGCAATGTCACAGTATAGTACAAAGACTGCAACTAAGAGTACTTATGGTAAAGACCCTATTTCCGATTTAAGATATGATTTAAAAAATCTACTAGGTTCTAAAGCTAGTAAAATTATGGAAGTTAAAGAATCCAAGCCAGAACTTTCTGAAGAAGAGAAGTATAAAGAGTTCTTTGCCAAAGCACTTAAGAAGTTTGGTGCAGAATCACCTGCTGAATTAGATAAAGAAAAAAGAAAAGAATTCTTTAACTATGTAGACAAGAACTATAAAGCAAAGAATGAAGATGTCCAAGAAGATGTTAGAGACATGAAAAACTATAAAGATAGAAATCGTAGAGGCTTCGAAGCTAGAGCATCTATTGAAGTAGTTAAAGGTAATAGTTCTAATAAGTTTAATGATGATTTTGGATTTACTAAAGCCGAAATGGATCAGATGGATAAACTAATTGGTAAAATTAAAAAAATGCATGTAACTAGCTTTGATGGTGGTTCTTCTGCTCCAGCGTCTTTAGAATTTTACGGCGATGAAGCTTCTTTAACTAAGTTTCTTGCTGATAGAAATGTACAAAAGATTGTTAAAAAATATAAGGCTAAGGTATACGGACCAACTTTGAATAAGTAACTACTGGCCTTTTTTGGAAGTATATATAATATATGATGAAAATATTTGATACATTGACGAATAAGAATTTTAAGCTCTTTGCAATGAATAACTATGACAATCCAGAATGTATTGAAGTAGAAGAATTTGAAGAGGACTTAAATAGATTTAAATATATTAAAAGACTGTTAAGTAGATATGAGATGCACGATGACCTACAAGAAAGGTTAATCTTAAATCATTTAATAGTCTTATATAATGTATTTGGTATACAGAATGCGAATAAAATGATTGAGTTTAAGGTAGAGGAGATACACTATCCCTATCTTAAACCATTTTTAGTATTTTTAAATTATTTAAAAGAAGATGAATGGGTTAATATTCCAATGGACCCATTTATTATAAAGAAGTTAAGGGAAATTTAAATGGGAGTTTTATCCAGAGCTGGTGATTTAGTATATGCCTTTAGGTTCTTAAGGCTGCTAACTACGCCGTGGGAAAAGTCTAAAGCCTTTGAAATGGGGTTAGTAGATGAAAATGGTAAGAAGTTAAAGAAGGCTACAACTCCAGAAGAAAAAAGTTCATATACAGTTTTCCATAGATTAGTATTTAATATTAAGAGAGTATTAGGTAAGTTACCATTTGGTAAAAGTAAACTAGCCAGTTATGCCGCAGCTCTCTTTCTTATTAAAGAAGAAACTGGTATGTCAGAAGAATCAATTAAGAAGGTTCTTACTAAAGTAATTGGCGACTTTGAAGATGATATCTTAGAAGAGTCAACTTGGTTTCAAGAAGATAATAAATTGAGACCAGGTGTTTATATATTATCAGAAGACATTGCATCACCTATTACGGGTGAAATTATTGCACGGTCAAAAACTAAAGTAAAGGTTGATGAGTTTTTAGAACCAGTTGGTTCATTCTTCAACCAAAATATATATGAAGTGCATCATGTTCAAACTGCACAGAAGATATATATAAGTAACAGGAATATAAAAAGATGAAAAGTTTTAAAGATATATGGGAAGATGCAGCAGCTAATTCAGTAGCAGGTGGAGGAGTTTCAATGCCCTCAGATGCTATGACTCCAGCTCAACATAAGAAACATAAGAAAAGAGTATACGATGGCCGAACTAAAGAAGGTAGAAAATTCGTAGAAAGAATGTTAGCTCGTAAAAAGGCTAATGAAGCTAAGAAAGAACTACAGGCTCAGAAGTTACATTTAAAAACAATAGAGACTAAGTAGAAAGAGAGATTATTATGACAAAGATTTGGTTGGGAATTATTTTTGCTATGGGATTATCATGTACCTTATATTATAACCTATCAGTAGTTCCTATGAAGAACAAGATTGAGGAACAAACAAAAATAATTGTTGCTCAAGACCTAAGAGACCAAGAACAGAGAGACGCCATTCGGGCAATTCAGAATAATCTTGCGACCACAACTAAAGCCCTTTCTGGGTTACAAACAGAAAATCAACAAATAGAAGCACAGATGGCTGAATACTTAGATATATTCAGACGCCATAACTTATCAAAGTTAGCAAGTGCAAAACCTGGTCTTATAGAGACTAGGGCCAATATTAGAACGAAGGAGGCATTCGATGCAATTGAAGCTGATAGTCAGCGCATTAGCGCTCTCAATACTAACTAGTGGATGTGCGCTTCTCCAGAAGCCTCCTCGCGAAGTAGAAATTATAACTAAACCTATTAAGATAGATATTGTTCAGCCTGTAATGCCTAGAGCAATAGACTTAAAAGAACCTAAATGGTATGTGGTATCAGATACTAGAATTATTGAAAACTGTTTAAAGAATCCAGAAACTAAAAAAACAGATTGCAAATTAGGTAGAGAAGATTTATATCCAGAGGGGTATACATATCTCGATAGGTTTATAGATGATATTAAAAAGAAACATGGCGGAGATATAGTATTCTTTGCAATGACAGCTGATGATTATGAGTTAATGGCTTATAATACTCAGGAAATTAAAAGATATATTAATCAGCTCGGTGAGGTGATAGTTTACTATAGGAATGTAACGATAAATGATGAAGATGCTGGAGCAGTTGAAATTAAAGTGGAGAATGAAAATGGCAACGACTAGAATGAAAGAAGGGAGTAAATGGGATAGGGCAGTAATAGCCGCAAAGTTATCCGCAATTGCATATATGAACGAAAAACCAGCAATCACTGCAGCTAAGAAACTTGGCTTTGCATGGGTTAAGTTAATATCTAAGGATGGTGCTGAAGTACTTATCGCTAAAGATAGAAACGATTTATGGTTTGCATTTAGAGGAACTGAACCAAGTAAACTCAATGATGTTATGGCAGACTTAAAAGTATTTAAGAATTCTGCGATGGCAGGTGGTAAAGTACATGGTGGGTTCCAACAAGAAGTAGATGATTTATGGATGGACATAGTAAAAGAACTAGAACATAATGACCAACTAAAAGTAAGAAAAGATGTATACTTTACAGGACATTCACTAGGTGCTGCTATGGCAACAATTAGTTCTACTAGATATAAACCTCAAGAACTCTTCACATTCGGTTCACCAAGAGTGGGTGGTAAAAGATTTATTAAGAATATAAAATGTGACCACTATAGATTTATGAATAATAATGATATAGTATGTAGAATCCCACCAGCATGGCTAGGATTCAGACACCACGGCGAAATGATTTACTTTGATAGACATGGTGAGCACGCACCTAAGTCTACTTGGTCCGATTTCTTCTATGGTATATTTAACTCATGGAAAAGATTTAAATTCTTTGATGGAGTTGTAGACCACGGAATGCCTAACTATGTACATGCGATTAAAAAGCTAAGTAAGAAAAAGGTGTAGTTATGCACTGGTTAATCATACTCAGCTTAAAGTCCATTCTATCATCAATTATTGGTAGTTCATTCTATAAATGGTTTCAAGATACTAAAGTTGGTATCTGGTTCCAAGCACAAGTTGATAGATACATGGAGTACTTCGCCAAAAAATACGAACTAGAACTAATTAAAAAGGATTCAAAATTTCGTAAACAATTCCCTCTCGTAGCAGAGAGATTAGATGCCCTTGAGGCCAATTCACACCCATGTAAAGAACTACATGAGTTTGATGTATACCCTGAGCTGATGGATAGAATAGAAGGTATTGAAGAGGATTTATTAACTCTTACCGAAATACATTCTAAAGAAATAGTAAAACATCTCTCAAAAAATAAAAAATAATAGTAATTAATTGTTTACATTGCACGTAAAGTGTAGTATAATATATACTATTAAAACCGAGAAACATAATGATAGGCACAAATAATATGACCATTAAGGTTACAAAGAGAAATGGCGACAGCCAAGAATTCGATTTAGAGAAAGTACATAAAGTACTAGAATGGGCAACAGATGGTATATCTGGTGTATCAATGTCGGAGATAGAACTGAAATCAAACATTCAGCTCTATGACAAAATTCCAGCATATGATATACATGAGTTACTTATTAAGTCTGCTGCAGAACTCATATCTGAACACACCCCTAATTACCAGTTCGTTGCAGCTAGGTTAATTTCATATAAATTAAGAAAAGAAGTCTACGGAGAATATACTCCATGGCCACTTAAACAACTAATTGCACATAATGTATCAAGTGGTGTTTATGATGCTGGTATATTAGTAAAATATACTGAAGAAGAGCTAGATGAATTGGGTTCTTATATTAAACATGAACGTGATGATACCTTTACATACGCAGGTATGGAACAATTTAGAGGTAAGTATCTAGTACAAGACAGAAAGACTAAAGAACATTACGAGACACCTCAGATGTTATATATGATGGTATCGGCAACACTCTTTAGTAATTACCCACAAGAAACCCGATTAAAGTTTGTTAAGGATTATTATGATGCAATTTCTCTATTCTATATTTCATTACCTACGCCTATCATGGCTGGAGTTCGTACAACGACCCGTCAGTTTTCAAGTTGTGTGCTTATCGAATCTGATGATAATCTTGATAGTATCAATTCTACTGCATCATCCATAGTAAAATATATTAGTAAAAAGGCTGGTATTGGAATTAATGCAGGACAGATACGAGCAGAAGGTGCCAGAGTTGGTGATGGTTCGGTAGTTCATACTGGTCTCATCCCATTTCTAAAATACTTTCAGTCTGCAGTTAAGTCTTGTAGTCAAGGTGGAGTTAGAGGTGGAGCGGCTACAGTTTATCTACCTATATGGCATTATGAATTTGAAGACCTAGTAGTATTAAAGAATAATAAAGGTACTGAAGAGAATAGAGTCCGTCATATGGACTATGCATTCCAACTTAACAAGTTAATGTATGAAAGACTACTATCAGGTGGGAACATCACGCTATTCGACCCTAATGAAGTACCAGGGTTATACGAAGCATTTTTTGATGACCAAGATAAATTTAAAGAACTTTATGAGAAGTATGAAAGAGCATATTCTATTCGCAAGAAAACAATACCAGCACTAGAAGTATTCCAAAAATTACTTACAGAAAGAAAAGATACTGGTAGAATATATGTAATGAATGTTGACCATGCAAATGACCATGGTTCTTTTATTGCAGAAGAGGCACCTATTAAACAATCTAATCTTTGTTGTGAAATTAATCTACCGACTAAACCACTTAATGATATTAATGATAAAGAGGGAGAAATTTCTCTTTGTACTCTATCAGCAATTAATTGGGGTTTAATTAGTGACCCAAAAGAATTTGAGAAGTGGTGTGATTTATCTGTAAGGGCCTTAGATGAGCTATTAGATTACCAAGACTATCCTATTCCGGCCGCAGAAATCTCTACTATGAACCGAAGACCATTAGGTATTGGTATTATTAATCTGGCATACTTCTTAGCCAAACGTGGTCTTAAGTATGATGAAGGTGCATTTGAAGTAGTAGATGAATATGCAGAGGCATGGAGTTACTATCTTATTAAGGCATCTGCTAATTTAGCCAAAGAAAAAGGTAAAATACCTTTAAATAATCAGACAAAATACGCATTTGGAGATACTCCTAATTATACATATAAGAGTGCAGTAGATAATTTAATAGAGCATAAAGAAAGACTACCTTGGGACGAGCTGAGAACTCAACTCAAAACCACGGGTATTCGGAATAGTACTCTCATGGCATTAATGCCGGCTGAAACATCTGCACAAATCTCTAATAGTACGAATGGTATTGAACCACCTCGTGCTTTAGTATCGTACAAACAAAGTAAAGATGGGGTTCTGGCCCAAGTAGTACCTGGTTATCATTATCTTAGAAATAAATATGACCTACTATGGGACCAGAAATCTCCAGATGGTTATCTTAAGATATGTGCTATCTTACAGAAGTATGTTGACCAGGGTATTAGTGTTAATACTTCTTACAACCCAGAACATTATGAGGATAATAAAATACCTATGTCAGTCATGTTGCAAGATTTAGTAACAGCGTATAAGTATGGATTAAAACAACTATATTACTTTAATACTTATGATGGGTCTGGAGAAATGAAAGAAGAACTGCCAGAATTAGAACAGACAATCATTGATGAAGATGATTGCGATAGTTGTAAGATATGAAGAAAGAAAGAATCCCCTTAAAGGGTGGGGCTGAATGGGATGCTCTAACTAGTGCTCGTAATTTTTATTGTTATTTATCAAAGCCGGGTGTTACTAAGAGTATTAAAAAAGGTTATAATAAAAGATTTAGAAAAAAAGGAAAAGTGAATGGCAGTATTGAAGAAGAATAGAAAATCCCATATGGATAAAAATATGTTTTTGGATGAGGCAGTGGATGTCCAAAGATTTGATATATTAAAATATCCACAACTAGATAAGATTACAGAAAAACAACTTGGATTCTTTTGGAGACCCGAAGAGGTAGATATTTCAAAAGATAAAAAAGACTTTGAAGGACTTACTGAACATGAACAACATATTTTCACATCTAACCTTAAAAGGCAAATTCTACTTGATTCTGTTCAGGGTAGAGCTCCTAATATGGCTTTCTTACCTATCGCTTCGTTACCAGAAGTTGAAAACTGGATTGAAACCTGGTCTTTCTTTGAGACTATCCACAGCAGAAGCTATACTCATATTATTAGAAACATCTATAGTAATCCTTCTATTATATTTGATGGTCTCTTAGATGTAAAAGAAATACTTGATTGTGGTAAAGACATCGCACGATACTATGATGACTTAATAGATGCAAACCATGGCCCAACTAATAAGATGGACCATAAGCGTTCCCTATATATGGCTATGTTAAGTGCCAATGCTTTAGAGGGTATTAGGTTCTATGTATCATTTGCTTGTAGTTGGGCATTCGCCGAACTTAAAAAGATGGAAGGTAATGCAAAGATTATTAAATTTATTGCACGTGATGAAAATGTCCACCTCGCGTCTACTACAGTTATGTTAAAAAATCTAGTAAAAGAAGATAAAGACTTTGCAAAGATTGCAAAGGAAATGGAACCTGATGCAGTTAGATTATTTGAATCTGTTATAGAACAAGAAAAGCAGTGGGCTGATTATCTCTTTAAAGATGGTTCTATGATTGGTCTTAACACAAGTATTCTAAAAGACTATATAGAATGGATAGGTTGTAAAAGGATGAGGGCTCTAAGTTTGCCATGTCCTTATACAGTAAGTAAAATGAATCCTTTACCATGGACAGAGAAATGGATTGGTGGTGGTAATGTCCAAGTGGCACCACAAGAAACTGAAATAACTTCTTATGTAACTGGTGGGGTAAAACAAGATGTTGACTCGTCAACATTATCAGGAATGAGTTTATGATACATATACCATGGTTTACAAAACCTGAAAAAGTATTACAGGTGGTAAATCTTTCACCAAGTGAAGACATTATAGAAAAATTAACGGAAGTACATCCGATGAAGCAAATATTCTGGGCCGCAATCATACAGGTTGCAGTGTTTGGGTTTATGTTGTTATCATTTTGGATAATCAATGGAGTAGTAAATTGAATATAGAAATATGGGGTAAAGATAATTGCCCGTACTGTGTAATGGCAGTAAACTTAGTAACAGAACACAAATTAAATTATGTATATAAATCACTAGGGAAAGAGTTTAATAGGGACGACTTATTTCAAACTTTTCCTGATGCAAGAACCTTTCCACAGATTCGAATCCAAGAAGATAATATCGGAGGATTTCAGGAACTAAAAGAATGGGTATCCAACAATGTCTAGTCCTCATGACCCAAATCATTGGTATACACACAACTGCGAAATGTGTTATGCAAAAACTCAAATAAATTTCTTAGAAGAAGAAAAACCTAAACCGGTATATTGTCCAATATGTGGTACTGCAACTGAATCTGAAGAGATTGCAGAACTAAATTTTAACTACTAAATATAAGTATGAACGAATGGCATTATCAAGGCACAGAATGGTTAACTCCAGAAGACTTCAATCCCAAAGACGCGTACGGTTTTGTTTATCTGATAACGAACAAGACAACAGGCCAGAAATATATTGGAAAGAAGTTCTTTTGGAGTCAGAAAACTCTACCCATAACAAAGAAAAGAAAACGCCGTAAGAAACTCTTGGTCGAATCTGATTGGAGAAAGTATTGGGGTTCCAGTAAACACCTGCAAGAAGATATAGATAAGTACGGAGAAGATAATTTTAATAGAGAGATTATCCATCTATGTAAGACCAAGGGAGAATGCGCTTACCTAGAGGCTAAAGAACAGTTTGACCGTGATGTATTACTTACTGATGATTACTATAATGGTATTATTCAGATAAGATTAGGCGGAAATGCTGTAAAAAACTTATAAAAAACACTTTACAAGCACAAGGAAATGTAGTATAATATACATATTATGGGAAAATTAATACAGTTTCCGACAGGAAAAGAGATAACAACTAATAAAGATGGAGAACATCCAACAGTCGTTGAAACCATTATAGGTGAATCAATGGAGATATCTCAGCATATGGTAAGTATGATGGAGTATGAAATCTTAGATATGGACTTAGGTTGGTTAGAAGGTTTTGATATTCGTGATGAACAGTACTGCGAGAGTAGAGATGCTTTTGTTATTGCAAACCTAGTCTATGCCATGTTACTTAGATATATTGACCTACCCCATAGTATTCAAAAAGATATGGATAAACTCTATATTAAACTTAAAAAACTACAACAGGCACATACAACGCCTAAGGATGAAGAGCCAGATAATGATACTACTTGATTACAATCAGATTGCACTTTCTAATATCATAGTGCAAAAATTAAATGATGAAGATATGATAAGACACATGATACTGAATAGTATTAGAATGTATAATAAAAAGTATAGGGGTGAATACGGGCAGATGGTTATCTGTGCTGATGGCATGAATACTTGGCGAAGAGAATACTTCCCAGAGTATAAAGCAAATCGTAGAAAGGGCCGTAGTGAAGATACTGGTACAGATTGGAATGAAATCTTTAGAATATTAAATCTAGTAAGAGAAGAGATTGCAGAAAACTTACCTTATAAAGTATTACATATGGAAGGCTGTGAGGCAGATGATATTATCGGTACTCTTGCAATGAATACCCAAGAGTTTGGCCAACATGAACCAGTTATGATTATTTCATCCGATAAAGACTTTATCCAATTACAGAGATATAAGAACATCAAGCAATTCTCTCCTATTCAAAAGAAACAAGTACTAGATGAAAACCCAGTAACTTATCTTTGGAATCATATCTTTAGAGGAGATAGTGGAGATGGTATTCCAAACGTATTATCTAATGACGATACATTTATTACAGAAGGTGCAAAACAAACTCCTTTACGTCAGACTAGAATAGATGATTGGATTCAAGGTGCAGAAAACCTAAGACATCTAATGCCTGAGGAACTATATCGTAACTATCAAAGAAACAAAAAACTTATAGACTTAACTGAAATACCAGAAGGTATCCAAAAAAGTATTATAAATAACTATGATGAACAAAAACTTCCTATGAGGATGAAAGTTCTAAATTATCTTATTAAGAAAAGATGCAAATTATTGATTGAAGTAGTGGAGGAATTTTACAACAATGAAAAGATTACTAAGTGAAGTATTTACTGAGGCAAGTAAATTAAAAACTAAAAAAGAGAGAGTTAATTATCTCAGACAAAATCAAAGTCCAGCAATGAAGGACTTAATCAGAATCAACTATGATGAAAGTATTAGTTGTCTATTACCAACAGGCGCACCGCCTTACGAGCCAGATGATGCACCAGCAGGTAAAAATATTTCTAGGCTAGAGAAAAGATACACTAGGTTTAAATTTTTCTTTAACGGCCCAACTGGACGCGCAGTCAACCCTATCAAAAGAGAAACAATGTTTATTCAGCTATTGGAGTCCTTACATGCTTCAGAGGCTGAAATGCTAGTATTGGCGAAAGATAAGAAGATGAAATATACTGGTATCACTAAGAAGCTTTGTCAGGATGCATTTCCTGGTTTGATAACAAAGTAGAGTGTTCTATATGATGGTTTTAATTTCAACTTATTTAAAGGAGCTATCTATGAGTAAAGAAATTGAACGTCTTAAACGTGATAAACGAGAGACATTATACTATCAGAAGAGATTATTAAAGAAAGGTAAATCGGATTTAGCATATAAGATGCAAAAGAAAGTAGATTATATAACTGAAACCATACGATTTATGCAAGCTGCCAGTTAAGTAGGAGGTTTATGAAGTGGCCCCTTTGAGAAAAAACTTTCAAAAAGGGGTTTACTTTTTATCGGATATGTAGTATAATACTACTCTAAGAAAGAAAAAAGTAAACCAGGTTATATTATGAATATATTTATTTTACACGAAGACCCAGTCAAAGCGGCCCAAGACCAATGTGATAAACACGTGGTCAAAATGATTGTAGAATCAGCACAGATGCTGTCTACTGTGCACAGAATGCTTGACGGCTCTATAGAAACAAGAAAGTCTAAGTCAGGTAAGACAAACGTAAAGTATTGGAAACTAGACGGACACAGAGAAAATCTATTGTACAAGGCTGTTCATATGAACCATCCATGTACTGTTTGGTCTAGGGAATCCTCTTCTAATTACAGATGGCATTATCAACACTTCATTGCTCTATGTAGAGAATATACTTATCGGTATGGTAAGATACATAAGACAGAACAATTACTAGGCCTAGAACTAGGTCTGTTACCCAAAAATATACCAATGGCTGACTATACACCTTTTAAATTGGCCATGGGTTCTAACCCAGAATGTATGTTCAAAGACCCAGTAAAGTCTTATCGTGCATTTTATAAAACTAAACAAGAAAGATTCAAAATGGAATGGACTAAACGCAAAGTACCATCATGGTTTAATTATGCCGCTGTATGATATTATAGATAAGAAAACTGGTGAAGATGTGGAGACAGTCTTTATGAGTTATGCCAAATTACAAGAGTACTTGGAAGAAAATCCAAAACTCCAACAAAAAGTAGGTGCACCTGCAATAGTATCTAAAGGTTCTCAAGGTGCATTACAAAAAGCTGGAGATGGCTGGAAAGAAGTGCAAGATAAAATTAAATCAAATATTCCTAAATCATTACATAAGAACATTAAAACAAAATGAATAAACTACCAGCTAAGTTAAGACTAGAACACTTACACACAAGAGAGCCTCTTACTGCGAATCAGAAGAATGTATTTGATTCTTATAAGTCAGGACAAAATCTAGCACTAATAGGTGCCGCAGGAACTGGTAAGACATTTATTGCTTCTTATCTGGCACTAGAAGAAGTATTGGATAAAAGTTCTAACTATGAAAGAATTATATTTGTTAGGTCAGCAGTACCTACCAGAGATATGGGATTCTTACCAGGGACACAAGAAGAGAAAGAAGAAGCTTATAAGGCACCTTATAAAGCAATTACAACCGAACTCTTTGAAGACCCTACGGCATGGGATAAGTTAGTTACAATGAAATCTGTTGAATATCTTACCACTTCTTATATAAGAGGTTTAACTATTCACAATGCTATTATTATAATTGATGAAGCACAGAATTGTAACTACCATGAATTATGTTCGGTTATAACACGACTTGGTAATAATACTAAAATTCTAGTATGTGGTGACCATTATCAATCAGATTTTAAACACACTAATGATAAAGAAGGTTTGGATAAGTTTCTTTACATTCTTAAACATATGAAGTATTTTGATATTATTGATTTTACATGGGAAGACATTGTTAGGTCTGGACTAGTACGTGATTTCTTAATGACAAAAGATTTAGTAGACCAGGAGAAACTATGAGCTTTATACATGAACCAATTGATTTAGGTTATGAAGATTTAACAGCGACCACTTCCGAAGGAAAAGGAAGAGTATATAAGACGCCGGACGGCGAACAATACCCTAGTGTCACCACGGTTCTTTCTATATTAAGTAGAGAGGCAATACAAGCGTGGAGAGCGCGAGTAGGTGAAAAAGAGGCAAACAAGATTAGTAGAGTTGCCTCAAGTAGAGGTACAGCTGTCCACGCAATACTTGAAAAGTATGTAGATAATGACCCGAACTATACCGAAGGTTATATGCCTCATATTATCCAATCCTTTCAAGATGTAAAACATATACTAGATAATAACCTAGATAAAGTTTATTCACAAGAGGCACCTTTATATTCACAACACTTAGAACTAGCTGGTAGAGTAGACTGTGTTGGTGTATGGAATGGGGTAAACTCTATCATTGATTATAAAACATCACGTAAGCCTAAAAAGAAAGAATGGATTACTGGTTACTTCTTACAATGTGCAGCGTATGCAATCATGTGGGAAGAAAGAACAGGGATGCCAATTACTCAACTTGTGATTATGATTGCAGTAGATAATGAGGACCCACAAGTTTTTATCGAGCACAGAGATAACTGGACTGATAAATTATGGGATACTATTAAACAGTATCAAAAAGAAAAACGCATGGAAAATGTATTCGG